CGGGGTCGAGCAGTTCTGTCCTGTCAGCCTTACACAGGGTATGTTTGATGGGCTTGTCAGTTTTTCTTTTAACGTGGGCCTTGGGACACTCCAGCGTTCTACGCTTCGCCAAAAACTGTTACGCGGGGATAAGACGGGCGCTGCGGACGAGTTCTTGAAGTATTGCATGGCTGGGGGTAAAATCCTCAAAGGGTTGCAGAACCGCCGCATTGACGAGCGTGCCCTTTTCCTGTCTTAGGATGTGCGATGCCTCTACAAAAGCTGATTTTTAAACCCGGGGTAAACCGTGAAAATACCCGCTACTTGAATGAAAGTGGCTGGTACGAAAGCGACAAAATCCGGTTTCGCCAAGGAACCCCCGAGAAAATTGGCGGGTGGATTCAGTACTCTACGTCTACATTCCTTGGGGTTTGCCGCAACCTGTGGAACTGGATCACAACGGCCAACATCAACTATGTTTCCTTGGGCACAAACCTCAAGTTTTACATTACGTACGGCAACACGTACTTTGACATCACCCCCGTTCGTTCGACCGTAACCCTTGGTGCAAACCCTTTTGCAACCAACACCGCCACCAACTCGGGCGGCAAAACCACAATCACTGTAACGCATACAGCACACGGCGCTATTGTCAATGACTTTGTACGTTTCTCTGGGGCCACTGCGGTTGCTAGCGTCACGGTCAGCGGGTCTTACCAAATTCTTACAGCACCAAACGCCAACACATACACCATCCAAGCTACCGGCACAGCAACAAGTTCTACGACCGGCGGGGGCAGCTCGGTGGTCGCAACCTACCAAATTAATACTGGCTCGGCCATTCAAGTCCCGTTTTATGGCTGGGGCGCTGGCCCTTGGGGGTCTGGCACTTGGGGTAACGGAGCTACCGTTAAAACCGACTTACGTCTGTGGGATGCGTATAACTTTGGCGAAAACTTGTTGTACGGGCCAAAAGGTGGCGGTCTTTATTATTGGCAGGTAAGTAACACCACAGCCAATCCGGGCGTTCTTTTGAGCAGTTTGGGCGGCACCGTCACCATTACTATTGCATCTCCGGCAGTTGTCACTTACACCGTAGCCCTCACCGAAGGAACTGCCATCCAATTTGCTACTACCGGGGCGCTGCCTACTGGTATTACTGCCGGTACCACATACTATATCAATAACCTAGACGGCTTGACTTCCCAGCTGCTGGACGTTAACGGCAACACGGTAAACACTTCCGGCTCGCAGTCTGGCGTGCAGTCCATATCCAATCTGGTGGACGTGCCAACCGTTCAAAACAATATCTTGGTCTCGGATGCGTCGCGGTTTGTGTTTGTCTTTGGCACCAATAACTATGGTAGCACCACAATAGATCCCATGCTGATCCGCTGGTCAGATCAGGAAAACCCCTACGCTTGGACTCCCGACGCCACAAATCAGGCAGGCAGTATCCGGTTGTCCCACGGTTCACAGATCGTTAGCGTCATCCAGACCCGCCAAGAGGTGTTTGTGATTACCGACCAAGCGGTATACGGCTTGCAGTATATCGGCACGCCCTACGTCTGGCAGACTCAAATCTTGGGTGACAACATCTCCATTATGGGCCCCAACGCTGTGGCGCTGGCCTCTGGCGTTATCTTCTGGATGGGCATCGACAAGTTCTACCGCTACGACGGCCGGGTGCAAACGCAGAACTGCGACCTGCGTAAATACATCTTTAACGATATCAATATGTACCAAAACCAGCAGGTGTTTGCCAGCACGGTTGAGGCGTTCAATGAGGTCTGGTGGTTTTACTGCTCAGCCAACAGTACGACGATTGACAAGTACGTGGTGTACAACTACCTCGAAAACACATGGTACTACGGCACGATGGCGCGCACGGCTTGGATTGATTCCGGTCTTCAGCCTAGCCCGCTGGCCACAACCTACAACGGCTACACCGTCCAACACGAACAGGGTAACGACGATAACGAGACCGGCACCCCAGCGCCTATTGTGGCGTATGTATCCTCCTCGGAGTTTGATATTGGGGATGGCGACCACTATTCGTTTATCTGGCGTGTGCTGCCGGACTTGACATTTAGCGGAACCACCAGTGGGTACACCGGCCAGACCACGATGACACTGTACCCCATGCAAAACTCAGGATCGGGCGCAAGCACCCCGGGCGTGATGGGCGTTACCCAAGGCTCAGCCTACAACATCACCGAAGAGTTCACGGGAATTGTATATACACGGGTTCGCGGACGGCAGATGATCTTTAAGATGGGTAGCAACAATCTTGGTACGGCTTGGCAGTTGGGCGCCCCGAGGATAGATATCCGCCCGGATGGACGCAGGTAGTATGTCATACATTGTTAGCACCAAAAACACACTTACCAAGTTTGCCGCGCCTAACTTGCCGTTGGCTACGCCGGAGTATGACCGGCAATATATAGACCAGCTCAATAACATTTTTCGGCTGTATTTCAATCAAATAACCAATTTGGCGCAGCAATTAACGACACAAGAAGTCATACCGCCATTAAAAAATTACACAGTGGCTGCACTACCTAGCGCAGCAACTTCCGGCGTAGGCGCTAGGGCTTTTGTGATTGATGCGCTGGCCCCTACTTTTGGCGCTACGGTCGTAACCGGCGGCGCTGTTGCTGTCCCCGTATATTCAGACGGAACTAACTGGAAAGTCGGTTGACATGATAATATCGGATAACCCCCCTTTTAAGAGGCAAATATGAGCCTGCAAGTACTCGCAAACCACATGGCCGCGCAGGGTCGCGGGCCTGACTCCACGCTCGTCCACATGTCGCCCAAAGAGGTGCAGAGTCTTCAAAAGCTGGCTCAGGCACATGGCGGCACACTGACTATCAATCCCGAGACGGGATTGCCCGAAGCTGGGTTCTTGGACAACCTGCTGCCCACATTGGCTGGCGCGGCTCTTGCTTTTGTGGCTCCCGAGGCTATGCTGGCTGTCGGCAGCACTTTTGGTGGCGGCGCAGCGCTGGGCGCTGGTTTGACTGTTGGCGGTATTGATGCGTTGGCTACTGGTAGTTTGTCGCATGGATTGATGTCCGGCCTCGGCGCTTGGGGCGGCGCTGGTATTGAGGGCGGTTTGGCTAATGCCGGAACAAGCGCGATGGCGCAAGCTGCTGAAAATCAAACAGCACAAGAAACCGCCCGCCTTGCCGCCAAAGAGGCAATGAACCCCGCGAACATTTTGGCTAACCGAGGCGCTACGGATATTGCCGCCCAGATGGCGGGGGCTCAAAACCCCATGACTGCCGGTCTGGAGCAAGCAGCATCAAACCCCTTGGGAGTGGCAAAGTCAATTGGCTGGAAGCCTATGGCCGCAGCAGCGCTGCCGGTACTGGCCAATATCAATACAACGACCCAACTGCCGACCAGCACCAATACGCCCCAATACATCCGCCCATTTGCGTATGACCCACGCACCCAAGGCTTGCAGTCGTTGGGAATTAGAGACGCTTCTACGGTGCACTTGGCTGGCGGCGGTGCAGTTCGGTTTGACGGTGGCGGCCCTACTAGGACTCCAGTCTGGGGGCCAGATGGAAAAAAGTATATTGACTCCTCTGCCGCGTTGGCAGCAGGAGTGACAGACTATACGACAACAGATCCCGGTACGGTTGCTACTCCCGTAGCTCCATCTGCAACTTCTATAACTGGCCAAAAATCTTTGTCCGGCGCGGATATGGGTTACGGAACCGATCTCAGCCCGCAACTAGCCGAGCGCCCAGTTCTTGGAATTAATCGCCCACCGATAGGCAACTTCCCAACACAAGGTGTTGGCGACAATACTAAGCAACCGTTCTCTCTTAACACGCTGCGTTATTTCCAAAATAATCCTGACGCACATGCTGCGTACATGGCAAACTCGCGCGGTCTAAGCCCTAATCAGTACGCGACTTTTCACTACAACACGATTGGCGCTGCTCAAGGCCGCGCTTCTCCAGCAGCGTTGGGCCCCGGCTATAGTATGACCGGCGATTCTGCCGAGGCGTATAACTACTTAATGGGTTACGGCCCCTCCGGCGGCCAAGTACCTACCCCCGTGCCTCGACCGCCCGTAACACCTACTCCTGTTACACCAACACCGGTGCCAAGACCCCCGGTTTCACCCACGCCCGTGGCTCCAACTCCAGTCAGCCCAACTCCGGTTTCACCCACGCCGGTTTCACCCACGCCGGTTTCACCCACGCCGGTAAGCCCGACGCCTGTGGCTCCTACGCCTGTGGCTCCTACGCCTGTGGCTCCTACGCCTGTGGCTCCTACGCCTGTGGCTCCTACTCCGGTAAGCCCGACGCCTGTGGCTCCTACGCCTGTGGCTCCTACGCCTGTGGCTCCTACTCCGGTAAGCCCGACGCCTGTGGCTCCTACGCCTGTAAGCCCAACGCCAGTAAGCCCAACGCCTGTAAGCCCAACGCCAGTAAGCCCAACGCCAGTAAGCCCAACGCCAGTAA